CGAGGTCTGGAGCGGCAGGTAGGCATCACCGAACTGCGGGAACGAGGGGTCTGGGATCGGGAAGGCGGCGGATCCAGCCGCTCCGTTGTCGCGAGCTGCCTTGACGTAGATGATGAGCAGGTCCGGGATCTGCGGCAGGGTGATGGTCTGACTCTGGAGTTGACCCGAAGCACCGGCGGCGATGACGGAGTTCTGGGGCGCCGTGATGAAACGGGGGAACTCCATGTAGGGCACCACGGACTTGGGCGGCAGAGGGATGTCGAGCGACGGGGTCAAGAACTGGACGTTGATGACGCTGTCGGTGAAGACGCTCTGGGCGGTGGTGTTGTACGTCACGGCAGGGCCCGTGTAGCCCGGCGCACCCGGAGCAGGGGTCGCACCGCCCGCAACGAGGGTGCCCTGGTAGTACTGCTTGCGCTGGGTCTGTCCACCGACCACCGAGGTAAAGTCGCGGAGACGGAAGGCGCGAGAGGGGTCGCGCAAGTTCATCACCAACTGGATGTTGTTGATGCCGAAGAGACCGGTGTCGGACTCAAAGGCGTCGGCGAAGATGAAGGGGGAGAGCACCAGCTTCTCCGTGGAGCGCCACTTCACAAACACGGAGTAGACGCCGTTCACGTTGGGGCCTGCACCCTGGACGGTGGTGATCGGTACGCCGCCGACGAAGTTCGTGGTCATGCCGCTGGGGGACACGTAGGAACCGTTGCCGACGAGAGGGGTGCCCTGGGGGTCGGTGAAGACGATGTTCGACCAGGCGCCGTTCGGGACCTCGTAGTAGTCCTGGGACATGCCGTTGGTGTAGGTGCTGATGGGATCGTTGAAGGTGTTCAGACCGTCAGCGTTCAGCAGGTACTTGTCGAGCATCGTCGGGCAGGTGCGCTGGAGGCGGTGCTCCTTGTAGTCCGTCAGGCGCACGACCTCCTTGAGCACGTCCTGGGAGTTGATGACGACGGTCGTGTCGTTGATGGTGGCGGTCATGGTCGCGCACAGCGAGTTCAGCGGGAAGGCCGCGAGGGAACCGTCCACACCGAGCTGCAGCAGGGGCACGCCGGGAGGGAACTGACCCACATCCGTGGAGATGATCACGTCTATGCGGTTGTTGCAGGTAGACGACCACTCCATCGCGCGGTCCACGAACACGTTCTCGGACGGCACGTAGATGTTGTAGGTGTGCTGCGTCTGGGTCTGGGCGATGGCCGTGAAGGGGGCATTGGTGAGCGACAAGGCACCCTTGCAGACGGCGTACTTCGGCCGGGTCTGGACGATGCGGTCGTCAAAGATGGCCAACTTCTCGATATCGGCGGACATGGTTTATTAGAAGACGGAGAGTATTTTCTTCGGCACTACAGCGAACCGCCTCCGATCTTGCGGAACATCAGCTTGACGGAGACAGACGACAGGTTGAACATCTGGATGGGGTTGAGAGACCCGTCCAGGCGACTCTTCCAGTAGACGCTGAGGTCGATGTTGCGGATGTCCTGCTTGGAGGCGCCCATCGTCGCCATGCGGTACTCGGCGGTCGGGGTGTAGGTGGTGACGGTGCGGTAAGCCTCGGATCCCCCACTGAGGTCCACCACCAGGTCGGTGATGATGGGCAAGAAGGCAGAGGGCGCGGTCGCGGATGAGTAGCCGAGGTTGCCGGTGCCGAAGCGCGTCGGTTCGCCCACGAACTCTGTGCGGATGGGCAGCAGGGTGGAGATGAACACGATGGACTCGATGGGCGACCAGAGCGAGTCCGTGGACGGGTAGTCCTGCGTGATGGTCCAGTAGAGGTTCTGCTTCTCGGCAGGGATGAGGAAGAGAGGGTTGTAGGCCGGAGGGGGGACCGTCGTGCTGCCTTGGAGCAGTGGGTTGTTGTTGAGGATGTTGGTGTAGTTCTCGTTGGTGAACAGGATCTCGTTGGTGTAGTCTGTTCCCGGAGGTAGAGTTGTGGGCACACCCGGCGTCAGGGGGAATCGCATCGTCGGCGTCTGGTAGTAGGCGTTCTTGAAGTTGGAGAAGAGACCAAACATGTTGGCGTCGAAGAACAACCGGAGGTAGGGTGCTGAGGAAGGTTGCGGGGCAGGACCCACCGGCGCCACAAAGGCAGGGATGGGTTGGCCCACACCGGTGAAGTTCCCCAGGGCGTCCTGGCTGCCGTCGATGACGTCGCGCACGTTGAAGGCACGCGTGTCGCCGTAGATGACGAACTTGCCCGTGTCGTCGTCGTACTTGATGAACGGCACGTCGTGGTCCGCGAGGAAGAGCGCCAGCGTCGGATAGGGGAAGGCGTTGCCCGTCGCCGCTGCAGCCCATTGTGCTGCAAACGCCAGACGGAGGTTCTCCATCGCCGTGAGCATCGTCTCGTTGACGAGGTCACACCAGTGGCGGTAGGTGTAGACCCAGTAGTAGCGGGTGGAGAGGTCTTGCTGGGTCAAACCCGTCGCAGGAACCAGTGGCGTGGGTGCGAGGAACCGGTTCTGTGTCTCGCTGCGGTAGATCACAGGCGTGTCCAGTGGCGTGACGGTGAAGGTGATGCCGCCCGGTTGGTTGGTCGTAACCCACGTGCGCTGGTAGGCGATCGCCAGGGAGTAGACCGTGCGGTTCGGGTCTGTCTGGAGGGCGCCGCCGGGGATGTTCAACTCAATCGCAGGGATGAACAGGGGCAGGTCCTTGTTCGGACCGACCATCTGGAAACGGACGATGGAGAAGTTGTACTTGGAGGCGTCTTGGATAATCGGGAAGTCACGCGTCTCCTGGAACCGGATGGGCGGGTCGACTCCGATACCCGTTCCCGTCGCCGCCGTGATGTTGTTGATGATCTCCGCGTTGTAGTAGATGATGTCGGACTCGGGGTCGCCGACAACGGAACTCTTATACGCATACGACATCTTTGTTAGAGGTCCACATTTTACTTTTCCAGCCAGTGCGCGGTCAGACCCACGACGAACTCGTCCGGGTTGAGCTTGCTCTTCTTGACCACCTTCAGGAACTCCTCCTCGCTCTTCGGGGCGTAAAGCAGACGGGTCACGCACCACCGCCCACAGGTGTTGATGCCGCGACCGTCCTTCTGGTACTGGTGGGAGTTGTAGTAGACGGGACGTTTGGATTGGCGCATGAGACTCGTCAGCAGGGGTTGGTCCATGTCCAACTGCTGAAGGCGACTGTCCGGGATGTTCTCCTTCTGCTCCTCGGGCGCATCGCCGTACGGGTCCCAGAAGTAGATGCCGTCGGGCTTGTTCATCATGCAGCACCAGTGGCCCGAGGTCTCGGACTCGGTGAGGAAGAGCAGGATGCACCGACCCTTGTCGTCAAAGCAGTTGTCGATGGACCGCATGCCCTCCAAGTCGGGGTAGGTGAGGATCTTGATATCGGACCCGAGCACGTGTCGGATATCGTCGTCGCTGAGTGGATACTCGACGTGGGATTGAATACCACCTCTCGGCATTTGTCCTTACGCGATACGAGTTATTGTCGTGATGATGCTGGGGATGGCGGGGATGTAGCCCGCAGCAGCGATGGCGAGTGCGCGGGGTCCTGCACCTCCACTCGCAGCGCCTTGGATCTCGATCGTGTCGCCCGCCGACAACGGAACAAACCACTCGACCGCCATCACAACCTCTACGGCGGCGCTGAGTTGAACACGCGTGGCGGAGTTCGGGACGGGCGTGCCGTTGACGGCGATCCACGCCTCTGCGTCGCGGGCGAGGATTGCTGTATTGTCCATTTGGATAGACGACAGCACCTTGTAGACACCGGTGGCGGCGACCGTGAGTTGTGCCGACGGAAGGATACACGCCACGCCTTGCGGGACGAGGTCCTGCGTGTTGTAGGACAGAAGCGTGGGACCCGAAGGTGGGACGGCGAAGGGTTGTGTCTGCGTGGAACTGAACGACCCGAACGCCGGGGTGAATCCTCCCACGAGAGGGTTGAGCACCTTCCAGAGGGGAGAGGCAGAGGGGTCGATGACGGAGTTGATGAGTTGGTTGCCGTTGTCGAGCACGTAGGTCAGCAACGTCAGAGGGGATTGGACAGCGTCGTAGTTGAAGTAGTCGGAACCGGAGACCCAACGACCACGCCAACGATAGGGAGCAACGGGGAGCGCCATTTGTAGAGTGGCGGTATTTTATGCGTAGACCGCTCGGTACACCGGACCGTTGTTGGACGCTATGTACGCCAGTGCTCCGTTCGCCGTGCAGGTGACGTTGGTCCACACATTGCCTGGGTTGGTGTACACGTCCGTCCACGTGAGACCGCCGTCTTGACTGACGTAGAACTTGGTGGTGGAGATGCCGACAAGCACGTTGCCGTCGTCGCTCGCATCAATGTCGATAAAGGTCTGCGGCAGCGAGATGAGCGACCACGTCACACCATAGTCCGTGCTCTTGTAGAGCGAGGAGGTGGTTGTGCTCGCATACATCAACTGACCCGACGCTGAGCAGGCGAACGAGTTCCAGGCGAGCGAAGGACCCACATCCACCCACGTCGCACCGGAATCCGACGTCTTCTCCAGGGTGCCGCCACTTACCGCACCCGTGAGGGCATACACACCATCGCCCGAACAGACCACGAGGAATCTGCGCCTCCTCTGGAGGGGAGAGCGAACCCTCTCCGTCCAGGAGGTGCCGCCGTTGTTCGTGACGAAGATGTTCATGAACTCGTTGCTGT